TGTGGAATCAATAAGACAAATGAAATCTGTAATCTATTATTAGAATGAAGCAAGGAAAAGTGTGGGGTATGACGGAACTTATCTGTGCAAATCATGCATTGGAATTCCATCGTATCGATTTTAAAAGGGGTGGTGTTTGCTCAAAACATAAGCATAAGTTTAAATGGAATGGTTTTTATGTTGTTTCTGGTAAATTATTGATTCGTAACTGGAGGCACTGTCAGGATCTTCTTGATGAAACTATTCTTGGTCCTGGAGAATTCAATGCTGTTGAACCGGGATACTATCATCAGTTTGAAGCACTTGAAGATGGTCTTGCCTTTGAGATATACTGGGCAGAGTTTGACCATAATGATATTGAAAGAGAACATTTCGGATTTAATAGAAATCTAAAACCAGAAGGACGTGTAGAAGAGACATGATAGGTTTTAATCATCTTGGAAGACTGGGACAACTCGGTAATCAGATGTTCCAGTATGCGGCAACCAAAGGTATTGCTAGAAAATTAGGTGTTCCATATACCATACCAGATCATACTGAATCTATAAGGGATGCTCTCGGTAATAATTTGCACATCGAATTGTTTAAATGTTTTAATTTCAAACCAGAGAATACTGGATTGATTCCCTCTGATAAATTCTTATCGGAGGATGGATTTCACTATCAGAATAAATTTTTTAATGCTGATAGGAGGAATGATTTTTCACTCTATGGTTTCTTTCAGACGGAGAAATACTTCAAACATATTGAGGATGAGATTCGTCAGGACTTCAAGTTCAACTCAACTATTCAAGGAGAGTGTGAACCTATTGTTGATGAAATATTTGATCAAGGTCCCATTGCTCTACACATTCGTAGGGGAGACTTTCTGATCAATAGTGGAAATCACCATAACCTTTCATTGGATTATTATGAGGAAGCACTAAGTAAATTTGCTCCAGATCGGGAAGTGATTTTATTTTCCGATGATATATTCTGGGCTTGCTCTCAAGAACTATTCAAACCTGATAGATTCATTCTGTCTGAGGGTAACAGTTCTTATCACGATCTTTATATGATGACTCAATGTAGTGACTTTATTATTGCAAACTCTACATTCTCTTGGTGGGGTGCATGGTTAGCAAATAGGGGAAAGGTAATTGCACCAAAAAAATGGTTTGGACCTAATAATTCTCATTTAAATACAAAAGACTTATATCCTGAGCATTGGGGGATCATATAATGGATAAGAATAAGGCGATCTATAAACTCAAAGGACTTCCTCCCATATATTATCTGAATCTGGATGGGCAATTAGAGAGGAAAGAATATATGGAAGAGCAATTTAAGTATTGGGAGATTGGAAATTATACTCGCATCTCTGCATATGATGGTAGGGACGGTAGAGACCTCGGAGACATTCTTAAAGGGAGATATCCTGATATGATGTCTTCTGGTGAGGTAGGATGTACTACGTCTCATCTGAGAGCAATGGTAGAGTTTCTTAAGACAGATTCTTCATGTGCCTTAATCATGGAAGATGATTGTGATATTTCTACTGCATCGTATTGGCCTTTTGAATGGAAGAATTTTTATGCAAAGATTCCTTATGACTATGATGTAATTCAACTTGCTGTGATTAATCCTGCATCAGTTCATTTACAAATGCATAAGAGATTTGTGAATGATTTCTCAACGGCATGTTATTTAATTACACGTCGTCATGCACAAAAACTAATTGACCTTCATGTAAGAGGAGATAAGTATAAGATTGATAATGGAGTCAAACCAAGAGCAGTTGCCGATGATCTGATTTATAATTCTGGAAACACTTTTTCCATTCCTTTATTCTTATACAAACTTGAACTTGGTTCTTCAATTCATAAAGAACACATTGATGTTTTTCATAAGTCAAGTTATGAGGGTCTTTGGAATTTTTGGAAAACACAGGCAAATCAGATTGAAGATTGGAATAGTATTTTTGAATATGATCCATACTTCAATCGTCTACCACCTGGATTTGAAGGCAAATAGTAAGCATTTATACTGACTACCCCTTGACAGGACTTTATGTTTGCTATATAATACTGTAATGTTTCTTAACAAAACTCAAATGACTGTAACAACTGAAGACGGTGGACGCACAAACATGTGGGCCACAGAACCCCGTATGTATGTTGATCCCTCTTATACTGAGGCATATGGTCTTGAGACACATGCAGAACGTGCAGAGAAACTCAATGGTCGCACAGCAATGATTGGATTTGCTTTTGCACTGGTTTCTTATACTACGACTGGTAGTGTTTTCTTTTTCGGACTTTTCGGTTTCTGAGCACTTGACAATGCATTCAATCTTGTTTACAATAACCAGTATTGCCTTCCTTGTATTGTTGGCATACTCTGTACAAAATCTTTCTGAAACTTACTAATGGACTTTAATGTTACCTTCCGTACTTCTGATGGTACTGAAACAACTGTAACCTGCCAGGATGACCAATATCTTCTTGATGCTGCCGAGGAAGGTGGTATTGATATGAACTACTCTTGCCGTGCAGGTGCATGTTCATCCTGTGCAGGTAAGATTGTTTCTGGCACAGTAGATCAAAGTGATCAATCATTCTTGGATGATGATCAAATTGAACAAGGATTTGTTCTCACTTGTGTTGCATATCCAACTTCTGATGTTATAATTCAAACTGAACAAGAAGAGAACCTCTACTGATGCACGGAAGTCTTGAACCAGAAGATCGAGTAATGGATGATCCATCTGTTTATGAACAAGTTTCTTCTCTTGCCCAAAAATATGGGTGGGAAGAAGAAGATGAAATTTCTGTCGAAATGGCAGGAACTCAAGTGTCTGGTATTGATGTAGGTGAAGAGTATAACAAAAAATGGCAAACACCTATTGGTACTCGTAAGTACAATAAAGATGCTTTTATTGTTATTAAGAATCAATCCAGAAGAGACCTTAGTAAATCTCAACCTATGGATAGAGAGCACAAACCGCAACATCCATATGAACCAGTAAAGAATGTTTAATCCAAATCAACTCTATGATGATATGGAGAGACTAAATGCCCTATACGAAGAACTCTGCTGGGCACATGATGATGAATTAGTATTCACTCATGAAAATGGTAGAGTCATTATTTACAACAAAACACAGGAGCAAGAACAATGAACGAAAGAGCAGAACGTATTAATGGTTGGGCAGCAATGATTGGTGTCATTGCCGCTATGGGATCATATGCCGTCAGTGGCCAGATTATTCCTGGAATATGGTAGATTTATTATGCAACTACTTATTTTTATAAATAATTAAAAGTAGTTGCATAATACTATGTCTGGAAAAGGAAACCCTAAAGGATATATTCCTTGGAATACCGGAAAAAAAGGGACATATAAAAATGTCCAATATCATATTAAGACAAATGGTGAAGTGTGGGGAATCCGAAAAAATAGATGCTATTTGATAGAAGGATGGATAACCAATAAAGGATATAGGTCATACACTATAAATGGTAAATCTATAGAAGGACATAGATTAGTTGCTGAAAAGTATCTTCCAAATCCAAACAACTATCCTCAAGTAGACCACATCAATAGAGTTAGACACGATAATAGAGTGGAAAATCTAAGATGGGTTACAAGACAACAAAATTGTGAGAATAGAATATTTGGTGGAACTGAGCAACAAGCAATAGAATACTTACAAAGTTTAGGTTACACAATTACAAAGGAGAAATAAGATGTTGGCACTAGCAACCTTTATGTTGGGTGCTTTTATAATTCATTCTGTATTTTCTGAAGATATTGACGATGACGATGATGATAAGGGTGGTGGTATGTTGATACCAACACAAAACCCAATTCAATAACAGACAAAAAAGACTTTACTCTATATACTGAGTAGAGTCTTTTTTATTATATGCCAAAGAATCAATTGAATAAGGATGAACTGATATGTCATGTCCTTAAACTCAAGCATGAGGTTGATGCAGAATCGAAAGCAGTTTGGCAGAAAGAAAAAGATTTGGCACACAAGTATCTAAATCGAGTACTGGATCGGATTCAAGAGTATCGATACTAGGGCTTGACGGGATTTTTAAAGACCTGTATAATAGATGGGTCTTCGGGACACCACCTCAAAACACTCCTAACACAGGGGTTGACAAGGACGGGAAACCGTAGTATACTAAATACATCAGCAAGTTAAGAAATCAACACATTTCTTAACTGTTTGTAACACCCCGCAAACCAAGACCTCTAGGGTGTCTAAACACGTCTTTCATATCCCCGGTTGAGGGTGCTGGGGAAATAGTAACTCCACCATTCCCTGATGGTCTTACTTTTTCGTACAATTCAATGGCTACAACTCTTTCAAGGCAACAATCTACATCCCCATGGCAGAATTTCTGTGAGTGGGTGACATCAACTAACAATCGTCTTTATGTCGGTTGGTTCGGTGTTCTGATGATTCCAACACTGTTAGCAGCAACTACCTGCTTCATTGTTGCATTCATCGCAGCACCTCCCGTAGACATTAACTAATCGGTGTCCCTTACTCGTAAGAGTATTGACGAAACTGGGTGAATTGCTGGAAACCGAAAGGCAATCAGCAGCCAAGTCCAAAGTACACTTTGGAAAGGTTCAGAGACTACCTGAGGAATAAAGTTTCCTTAATAACAGGTTTAAGTGCCCAGCCCCTTCAATAAAAATGAAGGGTGAAGATATAGTCCACACATCTACTGTTGACTTTTCCGTCAACAGAAGCAACCTAAGTCTAATGATATGGTTGTTTGTTAGATGTAGGCGACGGGATTCGTGAACCCGTAGCAGGTTCACTCATGTATGGCAACAACATCATTTCTGGTGCAGTTGTCCCAAGTTCAAATGCGATTGGATTGCATTTTTACAGCATCTGGGAAGCTGCTACTCTTGATGAGTGGCTTTATAAATAATATTGGGTCACTTTAAATCGGGTGAATTGCTGGAAAGCTAAGTTCTCTATGAAACACAAACATCACCTTGCTCCAAAATATCTTGGTGGTTCTAACAAACCAGAAAATCTTGTAGAAGTTTCACCAACTCAACACGCTATGTTCCATTACTGTAACTGGCGTCTTTGGGGAAACGAAGAAGATAAGATTGCTTGGAGAGCACTTGCAGGTTACTCTAAAAAAGAGGAAATAATTCATCAAGTTATTTCTCTCGCAGGTAAAAAAGGTGGTAAGGTTGCAAAAGAAAGCGGACAACTTCGTGCTGCTGCTCTCAAACAACCAAAAAGTGTTAGGCAAAAAATTGGTAAAAATCTTATCAATTATGCCTATAAAAATCCAAAAAATGCAACACAAGAAACTCTAACTAATAGAAAGTATAAGAAAGTATTTCACATTTACGAAAAACTGACTGAACGATCTATTGGTAAACATCTTGGAAATATTGAGTTTAATCCAGAACAAGATAAAACACTTAAAACTGTTTGTTCTATGATACTGGAAGAGTATGGGATAAAAGTTTATCCTTCACATCTTAATAGTGTTGCTAACGGAAATAGACTTTTAACGAGTGCTATTTCTTGTAGTTGGATTTTAGAGAATATGCCAATCAGCAGCCAAGCCACAGACGATACTTCTGTGGAAGGTTCAGAGACTACTGGGTTCAACAAGCGTGTTGAGTAATACCAGATTAGCGCCCGACACCTTATAAAGATAATAAGGTGAAGATATAGTCCAGTCCATATGGAAACATATGGTTCCTCCAACTGCTATAATGGAGGTCCTTTCCAACTCGTAGTATTCCACTTCCTTATCGGCATCTATGCTTATATGGGACGTGAATGGGAACTCTCATACCGTCTAGGTATGCGTCCATGGATCTGTGTTGCTTACTCTGCACCTGTTGCAGCAGCATCCGCAGTATTCCTCGTCTATCCTTTCGGTCAAGGTTCATTCTCAGATGCTATGCCTCTTGGTATTTCTGGTACTTTTAACTATATGCTTGTATTCCAGGCAGAACACAATATCCTTATGCACCCGTTCCACATGCTCGGTGTTGCTGGGGTATTCGGTGGATCTCTTTTCTCTGCTATGCACGGAAGTCTGGTTACATCTTCACTCGTCCGTGAGACGACTGAAACTGAGTCACAGAACTATGGTTACAAGTTCGGTCAAGAAGAAGAGACCTATAACATCGTCGCAGCCCATGGTTACTTCGGTCGTTTAATCTTCCAATATGCTTCATTCAACAACTCACGTTCCTTGCACTTCTTCCTTGCTGCATGGCCCGTTGTTGGTATCTGGTTCACCGCACTTGGTGTATCCACGATGGCATTCAACCTCAATTGGGGTTCCGTTGAAGTAATTTAACGGCAACAATAGGATGAAT